CTTAGTTGGTAAAGTCAAACAAGAACTAGCATTTACTGATGAGGCTACGAATATTGCTACAAAGGGTCTTAGTAACTTTATTGGGCAGTATCACTCTTATAGCGAATTACGTAATTCATTTGGCGCACGTAACGTAGATATTGAAAAATACGACTATGGTGTGCAGGTAATTTCTGCTTGGTTTGTACGTCAGTATGAGAATGAATACAATCCGTTGCATATTCATACGGGTTCTAAACTTTCTTGCGTAGGCTACCTTGCACTGCCAGATGGCATAGAGGATGAGTGGGAAGAAGATTACAAAGATCATCACCCCTCTCATGGTCACATTCAGTTTGCACATGGAACATCATCAGGTTATAACAGCACTAATTTTCTGGTAAAACCACAGGTAGGAGACTTTTATATCTTTCCTTCTGAATTGTTCCACTGTGTATATCCATTCACCACTAAAGGTGAACGCAGGTCTTTTAGCATGAACCTTAATTTTCTAGAGATAGAAAAGCAAAAAAAGACTTGACATACAACGAAATATTTGTATAACTATAGACACTATAAGGTGAAAGCAGCTTAATTACCTGCTTTTACCCAATCCGCAAACATCCAATCTAATATAGATTACCTGATATACTTGGCCTGTTGAATGTAGCAGCGGCCACTGCTGCAAGATACACACCCTACGTTGTCAGCCCTGTGATTACGATGGAATGGTTTGCATCTGTACAATGCTATAATAGGAGATAACAATGGCATTTTCCACGGCAGCAGGTTATGGCAACCTGCCGAATGGTAACTTCTCCCCTATTATCTACTCCAAACAGGTGCAACTTGCATTCCGCAAGGCATCAGTAGTAGAAGCAATCACCAATAACGATTACTTTGGTGAGATTGCTAACATGGGCGACCAAGTTAACATTATCAAAGAGCCAGAGATTACGGTTAAGACCTACTCTCGTGGCGAGACTATCCAACCTCAAGACCTTGACGATGAGCAGTTCACTCTGCTTATTGATAAGGCCAACTACTTTGCATTCAAGGTAGATGATATTGAGGAGGCTCACTCGCATGTGAACTTCCAAGAACTCGCATCTAACCGTGCAGCTTACCGTCTGTCAGACCAGTTTGACCAAGACGTGCTGGGTTATATGTGTGGCTTTAAGCAGTCTGCAATTCACAGCGCACCTGACACAGCAAACACCACCGCTAACGGTGTGAAGGCTGTTTCAACTGCTGCGTCAAACGAATTGCTTGCCTCTATGCAGGTAGACGCTGCTGACTTTAACGGCGGTACTAGCGGCAACTCAATCGTTGTTAAGCCTCGTACTGGTGGCGATAGCTTGAATACTACTACTGCTAACGCAACTCCACTCGCTGTTATTGCTCGTATGGCTCGTAAGATGGATCAACAGAATGTTGAGACTTCAGGACGCTGGCTTGTAATTGACCCTGTGTTTGCTGAACTACTGCGTGACGAAGACTCACGCCTCATGGATGCAGACTTTGGTGGTCAGACTTCAGGTCTGCAGAATGGTCTTGTTCTGAACAACGTACATGGCTTTAAGGTTTACGTTTCTAATAACCTTCCTGCTATTGGCGATGGTCCTACTGGCGCAACTGCAACTGGTTCAACACACTTTGGTGTGATTGTTTCTGGTCACACGGGTTCTGTAGCCACTGCGGAGCAAATCAACAAGACTGAGACATATCGTGATCCTGACAGCTTTGCTGACATTGTTCGTGGTATGCATTTGTATGGACGCAAAATTCTACGCCCAGAGGCTCTGTCTCGTGCGTTTTATGTGTCTGGTATTTAAGGGGGAATAAATCATGGCAACAGTTGATCTTTCTATCGCCCAAACTGGCAACACGCCACGTGGTCGTAAACCTTACTATGTCCAGAACTCTGTCAATTTTGCGACAGCCGCATCTAGCAAAGGTACTGCACTTGCAGCATCTGACGTTATTAAGGCTATTACCGTTCCAGCTAACACACTGATCCTTCATGCAGGATTTGAGGTGACTACTGCTCACGCAGGTACGTCTACCGATACTGCATTTGACTTTGGTGTAACGGGTGGTGACGTTGATAACTTTGTTGACGGCTTTGACTTTGACGGTGCATCAGTTGGTGATTACTCACCACAAGCAGCAGCCTTTAATCCTGTAATTGTAGGTGGAACAGCAGATACAATTGATATCCTGCTCCAAGCAATGACAGGTACGACTACTGCAGGTGTGGTGCGTTGTTACGCTGTCCTGATGGACATTGACGATGTTGGCTCCCTTGGTGCTGACGAAGTAGATCGTGACCAACTTGCATAACTAATACGGGGGGCGGCATAAGCTGCCCTCCCAACTCTTTTAAGGATGGATAATGGCTGAAACATTTCTTACATTGACGAACAAAGTGTTAGTTAAATTAAACGAAGTAGAGTTGACTTCTGCTAATTTTAGTTCGGCACGTGGTGTTCAAGTCCAAGCACAAAATGCTGTTAATGAAGCCATTCGTTATATTAATCAACGAGAGTTTAATTATCCATTTAATCACTCTACTAAAACGGAAACATTAGTTCCGGGTACTGTTAGATACAGTATTCCAACAGATGCTAAGTCTGTAGACTATAATACATTTAGAATAGTTAAAGACAGTGACAATGCTATTTCTGGTGGCAGATTAAATAAACTAGATTATAATGAATACATAAATCATTTTATTACACAAGAAGACGAAATTACAACAACAACATTAAACGGTTCACATTCTGATTCTGTAACGACACTAACACTAACATCAACAACAGGCTTTGACTCTACGGGCAAAGTATATATTGGTAGTGAGATTATAACTTACACGGGTATACTAGGTAATGATCTTACTGGCTGTACTCGTGGAGCAGAAAGCACAACTGCAGCAGCACATGCAAGCGGTGTTCAAGTAGCACAGTTTGATTCAGGGGATGCTCCGTCTTTTGTGTCCAGAACATTAGATAATAATTATCTATTGTATCCATATCCAGATAAAGCATTTAGTTTAAAGTATGATTATTTTACTTTTCCTAGTGACTTGTCTGCACATGGAGATACTACAACTGTACCTGACAGATTTTCTCCTGTAATTATTGACGGTGCTGTATCTTATATATATCAGTATCGTGGCGAGTCACAACAATATGGCATTGCTTTTGCTAGATTTGAGCAAGGCATTAAAAATATGCAGACACTCTTAGTAAATAAGTTTGAGTATGTTCGTTCAACATATATACCATATACAGGAAACTCAAGAAGTTCTAGCAATGTAAGGGCTAACTAATGTCAACAACACAACCTAGTGCTTTTAACTGCGAAGGCGGCTTGATACTAAATCGTTCTACGTTTATGATGCAACCGGGTGAGGCATTAGAACTACGTAACTTTGAGCCTGACATTGAAGGTGGCTATCGTAGAATTAACGGGTTCTCCAAGTATGTATCTGCTGTAGTACCACAAACTGCTTCTGCATCAGAAAAAGTTCTTATGGTAGCTACGTTTGGTAGCAAGGTATTAGCAGCTAGAGGCACATCTATATTTAGTGCAGACCCCGGTGGATCAAGTTGGACATCTATTGACAGTGGCAGAACTAGCGCAGGTAAGTATAACTTTGAACGCTTTAACTTTGATGGCACAGATAAGATAATTGTGGTAGATGGTGCAAACGCACCTACAGTATTTAATAGTTCTTTAGCCGCAACTGATGTAAGTGAAAGTGACGTAGCTGGTGCTAAGTTTGTTGCAGCGTTTAAAAACCACATGTTCTATGCTGGTAAATCCAGTATTCCACAAACCGTGGTATTTAGTCAACCAGCAGACGAAGATGCCTTTAACAGTGGTTCTGGTGCTGGCACTATTAATGTAGACGACACTATAACAGGACTTAAAGTTTTCCGTGAAGATTTGTTTATCTTTTGTGAAACTCGTATATTTAAACTAAGCGGTACATCAAGTTCTAATTTTTCTATAGTTCCTGTTACACGTGATATTGGCTGTATAAATGGCGACACTATTCAGGAATTTGCTGGTGACCTTATCTTTCTTGGCCCTGACGGGTTGCGTACAATTGCAGGTACGGCAAGGATTGGTGACGTGGAGTTGGGAACTATAAGTTCTAACGTACAGTCTATATTTAATGATAACATTAGTAGTGCATCAGAATTTGACTCTGTAGTTATTCCAGATAAAACACAGTATCGTATATTCTTTACAAAGTCTGGAACTGCTGAAACTGTAACCAAAGGTGTTATTTGTGTTCTTAAAGGTCAAAGGTTTGAGTTTTCAGAACTACAAGGAATAAAGCCAGCAAGTACAGATCACTTTGTTTCTGCTGGTGATGTAATTGTTTTACACGGTGCTTACGAAACGGGCTATGTATATAGACAAGAATCTGGCAATACATTTGATGGCACTGTAATATTTGGTAGATATAGAAGTCCTGACCTAACTTTGGCTGACCCCGGCATTAGAAAACATATGCAAAGGGTTATTATAAACTATAAACCTGAAGCTGCTATTAACTCTAACTTGCTTGTTAGATACGACTACGAATCAGCAGATTCATCAAGACCTGCAGCTTATCCTTTAGACTCTGAAGATGTTGTTGCTATATATGGAACATCCGTATACGGAACACCTATCTACGGTGGTGCATCGCAGCCGCTAGTAAGACAGTCTGTAGAGGGTTCTGGGTTTGCTATAGCACTAAGAGTAGAAGATAGTGCAGAAACAGCACCGTACTCATTAAAAGGGTTTCAATTAGAATACCAGCTAGGAGAGAGAAGATAAATGGGTGACACGTATACTAGGCAGTCCTCCTACACTGACGGAGATGTTATTACTGCCGCACACACCAACAATGAGTTTAATCAGCTTCTTGCGGCATTTGCTGCCAGCACAGGGCATACGCATGATGGCACTGCTGCTGAAGGTGGACCTATTACTAAACTGCTTGGCAATACACTAACCTTTGGTGCGGGTACTGCTGGCACAGATATTACTATTACCTTTGATGGTGAAACCAGTGATGGTGAATTAAAGTGGATGGAAGATGAAGACTACTTTGAGTTTTCGGATGACATACTTGTAGCCAGTACAGAAAAAGTACAGTTTGGTGATACTGCATCTTTTATACAACAATCGTCTGATGGCGTTTTACGTATAGACGGTGAGGCAACTGTAGACATTAATGCTTCTACA